GGCAGAAGGTTGAGCTTCCGAAGATGGACGAGGACGGCGTAGTAGACTACCTCGACGAGGACCCCGAGCTGCCCAACCAGCGGTACTGTATTGTGTCCTTCATCTCGCCTGAGAAGGTGATTGAGCGGAAGCAGGACTTCTTCTTCAAGAAGTTCCTACAGTGGACAGACTACGATTTTAAGGTGAAGGGGCTGGAGCACCTGGCCGACTATCTCTCGAAGAAATACTCGCTGAAGATCGATGACGTGATGAAGGACGTCCACGATTTCGAGAAGACGCACCGCGACGAGCTGAAGAACTCGGATGTCCCGGAGCAGTACCAGGTGTTCCTCCTGAAGCACGAGAAGGAGGTCCAGGAGGCGTTTGATAAGGCCAATAACTTCCAGTGCAACATTCGCGGCGTCAAGGTCCGTCGTGCCTTCCCGTCGTACGAGGAGGCCCAGCTGTGGTGTAAGGTGCTCCAGCGGAAGTACCCGAAGGACAACCTCATGATCGGCCGTATGGGCTGCTGGCTGCCGTGGGAGCCGTCCGAGCACCTCATGGAGAACGTGGAGTACGCGAACTCGCAGCTGAACGAGATCATGCGGAAGTACAAGGAGAACGAGGCGAATCGCGAGCTGTTCTTTGCTGAGGAACGTGAGGCATCGGTGAAAGCCCAGAAGGAGGAGAATGCCAAGCGTCGGGCGGAGCAGAATCAGCTGCAGGATCTCGCGAAGCCTGTTCACCCGGCGGAGGGAGCTATGCGAGACTAGGAAGCGTTTAAGTCGTTTCCGCTTTCTAAAAGAAATGACAGATCATCTACAGCATTTAACAGATTCAGAGATTCTGGGAGTGGGGATTCCCCGTCTTTTCCATATGGTATGGGTGGGCCCGAACCCTGTGCCTGACTTTGTAGTCCGTAATTTTGAAGCGTGGAAGACGTTGATGCCTTCTTGGACCTTTCGTATGTGGACGAACGACGACATTCACAGTGGCGAGTTCCCAGAGGATATTCTTGTTCGGATTCATGAAAGCACGAAGGGTGTACAGAAGTGCGACATCATGAAGTACTTTATTGTGGAAAAGTATGGTGGGGTGTACATGGACGCAGATGTCACGCCGGCGGCATCACTCGAGCCAATTATCCAGCTGAACAAGAAGCTTGTACTGTGCCACGACATGGACGTGACGTGGGAGTACATGTCGGTCGGATTCTACGCTGCGGTCCCACACCACCCCGTCCTACAGAGGGCGTGCAATGACTTGTACAACGCAACGCTCAACACGGACGATCCGCATCTACATACAGGGCCGATCGTGATGGGACGGGCGTTCTGGAATACTCCTCCTACGGATGAGAAGTACGCTCTTCTTCCTTCCCGGTTCTTTTACCATAACAATGACTTCCCAGAGAAGTTTGGAACGCACGAGTATGCTCGGATGTGGTCTTAACCGTGTTTTTCCTTTCGCACCCACACGGACGGACCCTTACGCTGAGACGCAAGTTCGGCATTGTAATCGTTGGCCGCCAGCATGGTGGACATAAACGGTTTGTTGTCGGCCCATAAAGAATCCGCACACATGTGGAACTGGGGGTGGTCGCTGGCCTTGTACCAAAACACCTGATCCTCGAGTTTATTCGACGATGACGAATTACAGATCACGAGGCATTCATAGTTTTCCGTACACTGGTCCATGAACTGGCAGAACATCTCGAAGGACGGAAACATACCTGCGTAATTCTCGTAGATACGCCGGCGGTTTCCGAGGATGTTTTCGCGGAGAATGAATACGAAGTCTACGTTCGTGCGGAGATTGGGGGTAATACCGAGGGGGTACTGCATGGTGATCATGGTGGACAGATCAACGTGGCGGCCGTTCATGAACACGTATCGGGTCGACTCCTCTTTGATCCACGAGGCGTCGTAGAGACAGTCGTCGAGAATGAGAAACGCACGGGGATCTACATTAGACCCCGCACCACCCGCTCCACGCTGCTGCTTCAAAGCAAGTTGACGCCGAATGACGTTCATGATAATTTCAGGTTTGTACTTGTCATGAATGAGTTTGGAGGGGACCATATCCTGGAAGAAACGGTTGGCCACCTCTGTTCCGGAAATCACGGTTCCAATCGGGAACGCATCCTGGTTATGAAACAGAATATCACGAACCAAGAATGATTTTCCAGTATCCTTCTTGCCGATAATGACAATCATGGGAGATTTGCGTGAATCAATCGCACATCTCTGTTTGATCATATCCATATTGAATTGACGAATGTTGAAGTTCATTCCGATCCTATACTCATTTCTCAGAAGATAATAAGATGGGGAAACACGCGTACGCCTACAATATTCATTCGATTCGTCTGAGCGTGGACGATTCCTTGCGTGTCACTGCGAATATCGCATTTTTCTCAGTACTGTATGCGATGGCGGGCGGGTTTCTCTCGTTTGTTCTGTACTACCTGTTTGACATGTACAACCCCCCGGAATCCACCGAATGGGAGACAAAGGGACTTGTGTTCCAGTTCGCTGATATTGCTCTTGAAATTGCGATCATTGGACTGGTGGCATTCTGGCTGGTCTATTTCATCAACACGTCAACGCCGATTATCCCAGTGAGGAAGGGTCTGGAAGATTTCGTGGACTCGTATACCAGCGGCCTGTTCTTTATGTTCGCCATCTTCATGTTCCTCCAGGACTTTTCAAATAAGATGAGGTATGTATTCAACCACTTTCTCGGGAACTTTTTCGACAAGATATTCCCCGCCGAAGGGTCGATCATCGACGGATCCCTGCGGTACAGCGAGAAGCAAAAAGCAGGGAAGTAAACATAACGGGAAGGAATGCCTAAACCTACGCCCGACTTGCGAACATCCAACATCCAATTGGACGTTCAGAAGTACTCGAACCTTCCGGGGCTCCAGGAGCAGTCGCAGAAACTCTGGGGTCTTCGCCGCATCCAGCCGTATTTCCCCTCCATCCAGAAACTGTTTAAGCTGGAGAATGTGAGGATGCCGTACCACTACGGCCTGAAACTCCAGCTCCCGATCCAGACGATCAGCTCCGAGTCAAGTGTCTATGTCTCTGGCAAGGAGGTCCCAGTCCATCTTAAGAAAACCATGCTGTTCTCGCCCTACCGAGTCATGCACGGAGACTATGCGGGCACCGGACTTCCAAACACGGACGAGGCTGTATCGGAGCCTCTGCGTATCCAGAGCCCGTACAATGCCGCATACGTGGGATCCCTGGCCTCCGTCGTTCTGTCCGAGTCTGGGTGCCAGCATTTCCCGAAAGTGTACGGCGTATTCTCTGGAATCGCCGAAAAACACGTCCTAGATATCTCGGACGATTACGAGGATCTGTGTGATCGCCCGTGGTTCTCCCAGAACATCGGGCACTTCTTTGACCTGCGTCTACGCAAGCCCGAGATGCCCGTTCTCGAGCTGTCGGACGCGACGGAGGCGATAGATTTGGGAGCGGTGGAACTTGAACCCCTTGCTCTCCCGTCGCCGCCAGCCGATGTGATCATACAGTACGAGCCAGAAGAGACGCACGACGATATGGGGGAGTCGGACAGTTGCTCGACAGATTACGTGTTCAAGGTTCATTCGGCCTCGAGCGATAGCGAGGATGATGATGATGATGATGAGAGCGAAGAGACAGGCGACGGGTTTTCGCAGGATGAGTTCGATGAGGCGTTTGCCCATGCGATCTTCAAGGATGCCCCGATCCAGATTACGGTCATGGAGAAGTGCCAGGGAACAATGTACCTTCTGTTCAAGGAGACCGCAGATGTGGCAAGGCGGTGTGCGTGGCTCGCCCAGGTCATTTTTGCCCTGGCGTACGCCCAGCGGACGTTCGCGTTTGTCCACAATGATCTCCACGTGATGAATGTCATGTACATAACAACCACCGCAGAGTTCTTGTACTATAACGTGGGCGGCAAGAACTATTGCGTTCCGACGTACGGCAAGCTCATGAAAATCATCGACTTTGATCGGGCGTCGTTTGCGGTCAAGGTCCCGAAGCTGAAAGACTCGAAGTTTTTTATGTCCGACCAGTTCCACCAGGACGAGGAGGCGGGGGGACAGTATAACATCGCACCATTCTACAATTCCAAGTACCCTGAAATCAAGCCAAATCCGTCGTTTGATCTGGTGCGACTTGCCACGTCGCTTTTCTGGGACTGTTTCCCGAAAGGACCCGATGATGAGTACGCGTCCAACCCTCTGTTCAAGATATTCATGTCGTGGCTCACACTTCCCGACGGAAAGTCTATCCTGTTCCGGGATCCTGAGAATGGGGACTTTTCGGAAAGGTACCGGGGGTTCAATCTGTACAAGGCCATTGCCAGGTACTGCCGAGATACGGCGGTGCCTCGCAAACAAATCGAGAAGTTCGGGTTGCCCTATCTGATTGACAAGGTTCCCCGCGGAGAATCGTTCTTGGTGATTGAGTAGGTTTGTTTACATGCAGCTTCCGTCCTGCTGCTGCTTCTTGCCCTTGGGGCAAGTGTGGGTGTTGGCCATCCCCTCGCGGCGGCCGGCAACAAGGTGGTGGGTGAAGTGGTAGACCAGGGCAAAGATGACACCGTGGACAGCAGCAACGGTCAGCTTCGATCCGCCCGGGGGCAGGCGGACGAGCACACCGGGAGTGAGGGCAACGAACAGAACGACAACAAAGGCGAGCTTGAGCCACTGCATTGTATTGTTTTATATCTTCCGAAGAAGAATGTTTGATATTGACAAGGATACTCTATGTCAAGATTATGCTCTAGTGACTTTTCACAACTTATAAAATCACGTGCTATTCTTGGGCCGTATTATCCAGTTCTAAACTGTGCGGTGGCCCAGTCTCCCAAACTTGGAAATGTTATCGTTGTGGATGGAGTAAACGGCAACGATTCTACCGGAACTGTTGGGGGGCTGCCTTACAAGACCGTCAACGCTGCTATCTCGGCTGCGTATTCTGGAGTCCATGTGTGGATTCTTCCGGGAATCTACGAATTGTCTGCGGGAATCACGATTCCTAGCGGTGTGTCGGTCCGCGGAGTCAGTCTCCAGACCTGTACAATTCAGATGACCAATGTGATTGCGAACACCACACTGGTCACGATGGGAGAATCATGCCGTATAGAGGATCTGACTCTGACCCTGACATCAGGAGGTCATTATACGCTCACAGGAATCTCGCTTCCCGGGACAACTGCCCAGACATCTAAGGTCCGCACCTGCGTCGTGACTGTACGTAACTCCACTGCTTCAGTAGGAGGAACATCTACTGTGACAGGTGTGAACGCTTCCGGAACCGGTGTACTTTCACCTGTATCCTTCTCGTTCAAT